CCGAGACTTGGGGAATCAGTGCAGCATAAGCACCACCCGCGACGGACAAACTGCCGCGGGTCGATTCGAACACGAGGGGTTGTCGTTTCTCACGATAACCCTGGCGAACTTCGCTTCAGACCTCGAAAAAGGCCTGGACCGTGGGTTCGTCGATCACGACCTCTTCCTTGGTTTTAAGAGGAGAGGCGGGCTCCCTCAATTTCTTGGGGGTTTCCTTGATCGTGTGTTCGATCGTGGTACTGGTCGTCTACTCGATGTGCCCGAGATCGATTCCATCTTTGCGCTTCGTCAGCTGACGAAGATGTTCGCGAAGATCGAGATCCCTTGCAGTGATGCCAGGGTGTCTCGCGCGATCAGCAAGTACATCGAGTGTGAGTCGGATGTGAAGTCCAACGACAGGAATTTATCCCCAGAACTCCTTGAGGAGTTCTGTAGATTGTCGTTGATCATGTTTGGGGATGTTCTCGCCGAGATTGACCTCGCGGTCTATCGCGGTGAGCTCACACCGAAACATGGACCAGGCGCCACGGCTGATCGTATACGCGGAAACGCGAAATTCGATCAAACCGAATGGACCTCCAGGTTGGAAGCAGTATTCCCCTATGGGGAGAATTGCATCCCGAACTGGCGTTTCAATTACCGCCTGGACCCTGTTCACATCCGCGAACCTGGGGAGGAGAGACCCGTCAGGGTCATAACCGTCCCTAAAACGCTGAAGACTCCACGCATCATCGCTATCGAGCCAACCTGTATGCAGTTCATGCAGCAGGCGATCTCGGAGAGATTGGTGCAGTGCCTGGAAACTGATAGAACGGTTTCCGGCATGCTGGGCTTCTCTGACCAGTCGCCAAATCGGCGAATGGCCCGAGAAGGCTCGCTCGGTTTTGGTCTTGCGACCGTAGACCTTAGCGAAGCTTCCGACAGAGTCTCCAATCAGCATGTACGGGCGATGCTTCGTCATTTTCCTCACTTGCGTGAGGCGATCGACGCTACTCGTTCCCGGAAGGCTGATGTACCTGGCAAGGGCGTTATACGCCTCGCCAAGTTCGCGTCTATGGGTTCCGCACTGTGTTTTCCCATCGAGGCAATGGTCTTCGCGACCGTCGCATTCATGGGTATTCAACACAGTCGTAGACGTCAGTTCTCCAGAAAGGATCTCAAATCCTATTCTGGCCAGGTGCGCGTCTACGGTGACGATATTATCGTCCCTGTAGATACGCTCGTCCACGTCATCCGTTACCTCGAAGCTTTTGGGCTTAAGGTGAACACGGACAAGACTTTCGGAACGGGAAAGTTCCGGGAGTCTTGTGGCGGGGATTACTATGATGGGGTGGATGTTACTCCAGTCCGCGTCCGTCGTATTCTCCCTGCCAGTCGTGGGGACGTTCCTGAGGTGATTGCCGCTGTTTCGCTGATGAACCGACTATATTCCGTCGGCCTCTGGGATTCAGCAAAGTGGGTCCGCGCACGGTTGGAAGCCCTTATGGGCGACCTTCCGCGAGTCCATCCCACCTCACCCGTGTTGGGTTGGCATTCGTTCCTAGGGTATGATACCCAAAGAATAAGTGCCAGTCTCCACCGTCCCCAGGTAAAGGGATACGTGGTGACGTCCAAGTTGCCGACCTCTACGGTCAGTGGTGAGGGCGCCCTACTCAAGTGGTTCCTTAAACGCGGCGATGAGCCATTCGCTGACAGGAACCATCTCTAACGTTCAGGACGTCCTAGGTCCGTCGCAATAAGACCTAGGTGGTCCAACTCCGTTTAACGGAGTTGGAGGGGC